TTTTAAGAGAGCGCCAATTAAGCCACCAAGAAAGAAGCTCCCACGTTTCACTTTTAATCTGTGACCACGGGCAGCGGCGTAGTGAATGGTCGAAGGCAAAGCCGAGATTTGAGGCCGGTTTACCGTCGCAACCCCTCGCCTTTCTCTTTGAATCGCCATGTTCCCACCCTTCCCCTTTGCATTTGGAACAGCCCCAACCAAAAGACGGGTCGCCACTAAGCACAAACCTAGTAGCGAGAATTAGTTTTTTCTTTGGCCTGCTTTTAGCTTTGAGATGCTGGATAGAGCCTCGTAGATCTCATCAACCAATGCAGTTTCGCCACGTTCAAAAAGCTCTTCACCGTTTAAGATTGGCTCGCCTTTTATGTCTTCGTAGTTCTCAATGTTGATAACCCGTTCAGCGATGATCCTCTTAACAACTGCCTCCGCTTTACGCATTGCTTGAGGAGATGAAGGCTTAACGCCAACCATCGCCCGCTGGTAAGATCTAACCTCTTCACCCGTCATGGGTAGCAGGTCGCAACTTACCTGCTCCCCTTCTTCAAGTTCTCGATTATCTCCCAGCTCTGGAATGTAAAGAATGATATCTTCCTCGTTGTACATAATAGCCCCCGGCCTTAAATGTTATGAAAATGTAATTGTTAGCTCATCATTAGATGCGGCGTCTTGAGCAAGCGCTCTGAATGGTAAATCAATAATAACTTCTTCGGACTCTGGAACGTTTAAAGCTGAGAATTCAAACTCAACTTGATCAAGGTCAATGGTGCAGACATTACCCGTGCCGCTACCGCTCACGATTTGTAAATCCCTCGTGCTAAACCCTTTACGCTTTCCGATTTCGAGCGCTTGGTCCTTTGCGCATCTCACGCTCAAGCTACCTGTGACATCTCGAAAGCCTGGGATGAAATCCGTAACAGTTGAAGCAAAAGCCTCGTCAGAAATTGCTTTGATATTGTTAACAAGGGACAACTCAAAAGAAACGATTTCTAACCCACTGTTCCCCGCCAAAGTCACCGAGCCGGTGATCCCTGGACTTGGGGATCCAGAGACCGTCTCGTCTGGGGTATAAGGGATAACGGCCACTTCATCAGCCCAGCTGAGGGTGTCCCCGAGCGTCAGTGTTGAGCCGACCTTGTTTGTAACCTCGAACCCTACACCGCCGTTGTGACTTGAGCCAATCTTGACGACAGAGCCAATTTCAAAAGCATCGGCATCATCTACGATAAGAGTATCAGAGCTGGACCCCGTGCCGTGAGTTGTGCTTGTGCTTGTATGGATATGAGTTGAAGCGCCGCCGCTAAATGAAACTCTGGGATCGTCACCGCCGCTCATCGAAATGGTCATGGTATCAACGTAAGCACCAGTCACCGACTCCATTACGACACTGTTCATATGCTGGACTAGCGTTAGTGAATCAAGGGCTTGTCCAGATGTCAGGCTGAAAACCTGGCTAGAACTGGCACCCATCGCGGCCTTAAACAAAGGCGCAAGATCGGGATCAGTAGAACCGGAGCCCGAAGGAATGAGATAGGAATCAACAGACCAGGAAACTTCTTTTCGCCCCGTGATTCTTTCATAGTGCGCCCGCACAGCTCTTGAATCCATTCGGTTCCTACGCTCTTGTTTGAAATCAAAAGAGCAGTTCAGAACCTTGGCTGCGTCATCACCGACTGGCTTGGCGAATGTTCCATAAGTTGATTCGGTCTTGCAGAAGAAAGCCCTATTTCTTCCTAGTGCGTGGTCTTGAGTGCTACCCATTATTCAGTCTCCTCTTTCGGTTCTTTCTTCGATTCTTTTTTTGGTGCCTTCTTTACGGGTTCAAAGTCACCACGCTCTGCTAAAGCCTCGGTTCCTTTTATCACCTCGCCATTCTTCAAACCACGGCCGCCGATTTTTAGGTTTCCGTCTTCGCCTGTGTATCTTAATTTCATGAACTCGCTACCCCTCTGAAGTATGCAACGTTGGTTGTGATAACCATAGAGCCATCACCATCACCGTCAGGTGCGCCCTCGTCCGTTTCAACTGATGTTATCGTGGTTGATATTGCGTTATTGTCTCTTGTTGTATCAGCATTGAGGGCAGCGATCACGTCATCAAGTAAATCATTCAACTTGGTGGCTCGGTCGTCTTGGGTTGTCCCTGCGACGTGGCCAATCACGAGAATGGTGAGAACCACTCGGATATTGCTGTACTCAAACTTTAAGCTTTCTCTCTGTGGAACGATACCTAGCCACGGCTTTTGTCCTGGCTTTACTCCAGCCCATGATTTTCCCAATGCTTCAACCGTGTCTATCGTTGTCTTGTAGCCGTTGTCGGTCGTTATTGTTTCAAGCACTGTTTTAATATTTTGGAGAACGAGGCGCCGGGTAGGTGTAGCCATTAAAATCCACCCTTCTTGAATACAATGCCCACGTTTTCATCAAAAGCCTTCTCCACATCCTCATCGAAGATGGCGAGCGCCTTGTCTAAATACCTAAGGCCGGGGATTTTCACTTTTTTCTTCAAGATAAAAACGGGCTTCTCTCTGCCATTTTCAAATAGATACGCGGTCCCGTTTGGGTCGTGGCTGCTTAGTGCAAAGTTTAATTTGCCCTTTGGAAAGTCTCTTGGCCACCTTATTCCAACGTAGCTCTTTGCGCTTCTGTGAGGGTAGGCCATCCACTTAAGGGGAGCATTGGGAGTGAGTGTATCGCCTTCATCTTGTGTCTTCGCATAAATTAAATCACTAAAAACGCCGAAAGTAACTTCTTCGCCCGTGTCTATCAGCTCTGGCTCATAACTATCAGCAAGACCCCCTTTAGGATTCTTGGCTAAACTGTAAATCGCATCAACAATTGACTCGGTGAGAAAATGGGCGCTTTGTTCCATTGCCTTCAACACGCCCTCTTCGGGCATTCTCTCGGCAATGTCATCAAGAATATCCCCTAGCAACGGGGTTTCTTCGATAACGTCAAAATCACCGGCCATCTGATTAGCACCAATTCCCATTTGAGCCGCCGCCACTGTTCACGCGGTCATTCATCCCAACTGTGAACGTGGGCTTTTCAAAATCGGAATCATCGTTGAGGGTATCGTTAGCGTCTTTTGATATCCCGCCAACCTTAACCCGAGTTTCTCCCCCAGATTCTTTCACAAGATTTGCGAGAATATCTTTATAATGCTGCGTCTTTTGAGACCTTGAGCCAGACATACCAGCCGCACTTCTATCGATGTCCCTTGCAAGCTTGGCAAGGATGGCGCGGCAAGCATCAATTGAGCAGAGAATAACATCGGCTCGAATATCAAGTAATGCGTCAATCGTTTCGTTGCTTAATAACTGGTCGTCTGTGTCTGTGTCGCCTATCTTAAGACGGACCTTATCACGATCGGTTGCAATGCTATCTGAGAAGCTCCAGGTCATTTGTGAGCCCTTGTGTTATGACGCTTAAGTCCAGGCCCATCCTTGAAATCCCTTTCGCACTTATTGCAGCGGAATCTCGGGATTTCTACTTTTTCGATATGACCCCACTTTAGCAGTGACTTGAATTGTGCCCATTCCTCTGGATGATCGAGAACATCTCCCGGCGAGATGTCCCCGATCTTACGTCCAGGAAGAGCCACTTTTAAATGCCTCTTTGCAATATAGGTAGCCCCCGGCATGATCATCCTATTATGCCAGAAGGTTAGTAAATAGCGCACCGAAATCAGCGCCAGTTCTAACGAAATCATAAGAGGTTACCCCTACGATTCGGTCACTGAACCGAGTATCTAAACGCATCTTTTGAATCTGAACACCGCCAGCGCTAACGCCTTCGAGACCAGTCCATGCAAAAAGATAACCCGCTGAAGGTGTCATCAATCCCGGCGATGGAGCAACATACCCCAACCACGCGGTATCAGCACCGACGAACGCCATGGAGGTCGTTCCACCTTCTGGCCCGCTGTTCTTGATGGCGGAAGCTACGATGACTTTCTCAACCCCAAACAACGGAGCCAAAAGATCTTCAGTGACAATGCCTCGCTGAGTGTAGCGGATACGGTCCAAGATGTCGGTGTTCTTGTTTAGCGATGCGAAGACATCGCCACCAAGAACGAGCACATTTGGCCGTCGTCCAGTGTTCTTAAGGATAGCATCAGATTGAGCTTGAACATCAGCAATCGGCGTAGAGCTAACGGTGCTCCATTGAGTACCGACTGTGATATCGCTGCCCGTGCTGGAGCCAGTCCAAGAACTAGTTTCAAACACCATGCTAAAACAATCAATCTCACGCTTGAGGAGAACGTTGTCTGTGACGTACTCAGTCGCGCTTGTGTCGATGTTTAAAGCTTCATCAGCATTACCACGAAGTTGATCTGCAACGTCCATATGAACGCCCACAACGTCGCAATAGTAACTTGAATTGCTAAGAGTAAAGTTAGCCCCTCTGGTTTCAGCACCAGGAGCAAGCAAGCCAGCCTCGGAACGATGCCAAGCGGCCTTGTCAAAGGTGAAATATTTGTCTGATTGTTTCTGAACAGGAACTACCGGGAAAATCTTCTCAGCCTTAAAGGCGTCACGATCTTGTTGGTAATTGACGGAAATACTAGTTAGTGCGGCGTCTAAATGCACCGCTGAACTTGCAATTGGCATTTTCTATTCTCCTTTAAGCCGCACGAGCGGGTGAAGCGCAATTGATTGCGGCTGAACCGATTTCACCAGCTCCGGCTGTAGCCGTGAGCATAGTTCCGCAGATGTATTCGCTGGTATCAGTTCCGGGGATTTTCGCGTCAGCTTGACCGTCGGCACTAGGGCCAATCAAGTTGCCTTCATTTAATGCAGCGTCGCAATTGATTTTAGAGATTCCCATCACGAGAACGGTTGCAGCCTTGCCGCTTGCGTCCGGTGCATTCTGTAGAACTCCAATAGGCCGATCAGTTGCCGCGTCGCATGCTCCAACCTTCCCATTGGCATCTAGCTCAACGAAATAATATTGTTTTGAGGATAGATCTGCATTCGCTTCAAGCGTAATTGTCACAGACTGCCCATTTGATTCATAAGCCATGGCTTATCGTCCTTTCTCTTGCTGGTATTCAGCATAGAGGCTTGGGTTGTTTTTCCAGACACTCGCTAAGGCTTTCGCCTTTGTAATGCCTTCTTTTTCCATCAGCGCGTCTGCCATTCGCTCGGCTTTAGCTATTGAAGTTTTATCGTTAGTTACGGATGTCGATTTCCCGATTTCAGCGGTGAGCCC